AATCGTAGTAGTAAGAGTCTTATCACCAGTAAAATATTTCCTGCCTGGTATATAGGTAGAGAACCTAACCACGAGATTATGTCTGTCTCACACAGTGACCAACTGGCTAGTGACTTTGGACGTAGTGTCAGGGACATTGTTAATACAGAAGAGTTTCAGCGTACATTCAAGGGAGTGTCTCTCCGAAGTGACGTTAAGGCAGCTGGCAAGTGGAAGACAAACCACAATGGCTCCTACTATGCAGCAGGTGTGCGGTCACAGATTGCAGGTCGTGGCGCACATCTAGCCTTACTGGATGACGTTATGTCAGAAGAAGACAGCTTTAGTGAGGCAGGGCGTAGATACATCAAGGAGTGGTGGCCTTCTGGTCTGCGTACTCGTCTGATGCCTAATGGTTCTATTATTATTATTAATACAAGATATCACTTTGATGACTTGTGTGGCTGGCTTCTCAAGCAGGAGTCAGAGTTTACTACAGAGCCATGGGAAGTAATTAGTATTCCTGCGTGGCTAGACGAGACTGCAGCAGACTTACTGGGTCTGCCCGAAGGTACATCATACTTTCCAGAGTGGAAGCCAGACGAAGTATTAAAACTAGACGAACAAGAAATACGAGCAAGCAATGGGAGTAGATACTGGGATGCACTATACATGCAGAACCCATCGCCAGACGAGGGTGGGATTATCAAAAAGAACTGGTTTCAGTGGTGGGAATACGAAGATCCACCCCAGTGTGAATTTATTATCCAAACCTATGACACAGCCTTCTCTATTAAAAAGACGGCAGACTATAGTGTTATCCAGACATGGGGCATATTCCACCAAGTCGAAGAAGATGGATATGGTGGGGAATATGTCGTTCCCAACCTCATACTTCTCGGAAATGTTAAGGAACGGTTTGAGTATCCTGACCTTCGCCGCACGGCACAACATCTATACCAAAAACACAAGCCAGATGTGTGTATCATTGAGAAGAAGGCTTCTGGTCAATCGTTGCTTCAGGATATGCGCCTCGCTGGATTACCTGTTCTGGACTACCTTCCTGACAGGGACAAGGTATCACGTGTCTATGCCGCTACGCCTCTTATGGAGTCGGGTCGTATCTACATCCCGAAAGGCAAGGAGTGGGCAAAGGATTTATACGACGAGTCACTAGCCTTTCCCAATGGCGCACATGATGACCAGGTGGACGCAATGACTATGGCTATTCATTATATGCGAGATAGTTGGAATGTAACACACCCAGAAGATCCAGACTGGGAAGATGATTATAATCCTAGAAGAACAAAAAGGGTTGGATACTGGAGAACTTAGTGGTATAATATTGGCTATGGCACCTCGTATACCTCGTAAAAAGGGACAACCCGCAAGAAGTAAAAAGCATTCGGATTTATATACCGATGAAAACCCTAAAGGAACAATACGTGGATTAAAGTTTGCCACTACAAAAGACGCAGAAGCAAGCGTCAGAAAGATTAAGGCTAGTGGTAAAACTCATGCCCACAAGATACAAGCAGCAATTGCTATGGAGCAGAGAGCAAAGGTAGCAGGTAAAACTGGTGCCAGTTCTGTGTATAGAAAATACATTGAACAAATGAAACGTAAAACACAGGCTAGGAAAAAAGCATAATGGCTACAGAACGTAATCCCTTCGATCAGATTCCACAAGACAATGTTGTGGAACTTAATGTTGAAAAAGAAATGACAGGCGAAGCCAACATTGAGATTGATCCTGATACAGGAGAAATTATTGTAGACCTTCAACCTATTTCAGAAGAACTAGAAATTGAAATAGATTTGAATGCAGGGTTTTATGAAAACCTAGCCGAAAATCTTGATGATGACCGACTAGAAGAAATCGGCAATATGGTCATTGACAAGTTTGAGGCAGATAAGGATTCTCGTGCAGAATGGGAATCTATGTTTGAACGTGGCTTTGATCTGCTTGGACTTAAACTAGAAGACACAACTGAACCATTTGAGGGTGCAGCCACAGCTGTACACCCCCTATTGATTGAGTCTGCAGTTAAGTTTCAGTCTAAAGCCTCACAAGAATTATTCCCATCCAAAGGGCCAGTTAAAACACAAGTTGTTGGACAAGAAACAATTGAAAGAATAGAGCAAGCAAATCGTGTCCAAAACTTTATGAATTATCAGTTAACAGAACAGATGCCTGAATACTTCGATGAGTTTGAGCGCATGTTGTTTCACCTACCCCTGATTGGCTCTGCAATTAAGAAGATTTATTATGATGCCAGTTTGAGTCGCCCTGTTAGTGAGTTTGTTCCTATTGACCAGTTCTATGTTTCTTACTATGCAACTGATCTTATGAGAGCAGACAGATATACGCATGTAGTATATCGTAGTCCTATAGAACTTGCTCGTCAGATTAATGCAGGTATGTATGCAGATATTGAATTGCCAGAGGCAGGTATTCCTAATCTGTCAGGCATGGCAGAAAAAATGGACACAGTTCTTGGGCTGTCTCCTGCCAGCGACAATGACGAACAATATGTTTTACTAGAGCAACACTGTTATCTGGAAATGCCAGAAGACAAAATGCACAGTGGTGATGTTGCCTGTCCTTACATTGTAACAGTTGAAGAACAATCAGGTAAAGTTTTATCTATTAGAAGAAACTGGAATGAAGGCGATGAAAAGTATATCAAAAAATTACACTTCACCCATTACCGTTATGTTCCTGGCTTTGGGTTTTATGGGCTGGGGCTTATTCACTTTCTTGGCAATCTTACTATGTCTGCCACTGCTGCTATGCGTAGTCTGCTGGATGCTGGTCAGTTCGCCAATCTACCTGGCGGCTTTAAGGCTAAAGGGGTACGTATGGTCGGAGATAACGACCCTATTGCACCAGGTGAGTTTAAAGAGGTAGAGGCCACTGGAATAGATTTGAGTAAGGCAATTATACCCTTGCCATTTAAAGAACCCTCACAGACTTTGTTTAATATGCTGTCTTTTGTGACAGGCGCAGGTCAAAAGTTTGCTGATAGCACAGAGCAAGTTATTGCAGACAGCGGTGGCTATGGCCCTGTAGGTACAACTATGGCATTGCTTGAGGCATCTAGTAAATTCTTTTCTGCTATTCACAAACGACTTCACAAAGCACAGCGTGATGAATTTAAGATTCTTAAAAGAATTGACTCAGAGTATTTGCCAAATGAATATCCGTATGATCTTCCAGGGATTCAAGAAAAGATTTTTAAGGCAGACTTTAATAAGTGTGTAGATGTTATTCCTGTCTCTGATCCTAATATTCCGTCTAATGCACAGCGTATGATGTTGATCCAGATGGTACAGCAGATTGCTGCACAGTCGCCACCTGACATGTTTGACATGGAACAAATTAACCGTATGCTTTTAACAGCTGCCAATGTTCCTGATGTAGACAAGCTTATGCCTCGTAAAGAAGAAGCAATGCCTCAAGACCCAATGTCAGATATTATTAGTGTGTCTAAAGGCAAGCCTATTAAAGCATTTACAGGACAAAACCATCAGGCACATGTTCAGTTTAAAACTGCCTATCTTCAAGACCCAACAACAGCCCAGAATCCTGCAGCCCCAAAGATTGCTGCGGCTCTACAGTCTAATATTTCAGAACACATGTTAATGGCTTATGAAGAACAACTTGGTGGCATGGTTCAGCAAGGACAGCAAGTAGTTGCTCAAAATCCAGAAATGGCTATGCAGGTTCAACAGCAACTTGCACAAATGCCAGAACCAGAAGCGATGATACAGGCACAGGCTGCACAACAGCTACAACAAATGCATGCACAAGTTATGCAGGGCGGCGGCATGACACCTGAACAGCAGATGGTTCAAATTGAATCTCAAAGATTACAAGTTGAACAACAAAAAAATCAAACTCTTGCTGCTAAAGAACAAGTTAGTGCTGCTCTTAAAAATCGTGACCTTGATCTTAAAGAACAAAAAATTGTTCTTGATGCACAAAAAGCAGGGGCATCAGAACAAATTAAGGTTATGCAAAAAGAAGAAGACCGTAGCAATAAACGAGCCATTGAAGCTATGAAACTACTTGGTGATCTTCTTAAAGCACAGGATGCCAATGAGCTTGAGGAATCTAAAGCAACTGCAAACTTGCTAATGGATTTAATTAAGCAGGGTGGTATTGACTAATGTTATA